TTGCAGCGCCGCGGCACGGCGCGTCGGTGCCCTGGGCGTGCGGGTCGAGGTGCGCCCGCCGAGCTTGCATGGAACGGGCCGGCGGGCGGTGGCTCCCTCCCCGCGCCGCTCTCTCCTCGGCGTCTGCTCCCGCAGGCCGTCCGCCGGCCCTTTCTCGACAGCGGGAGGGGAGCTCCCGTGACCCTGATCGTGGAGACGGGCGCCGGGCTCGCTGCGGCGGAGAGCTACGCCTCGGTCCCCGCGCTCGACGCCTACGCGGTCGCGCATGGCAGCCCGGCGATCTGGTCCGCGGCCAGCCTCGAGCTGAAGGAAGCCGCGCTCCGGTATGCCACGGCCTGGCTCGACGGCCGCTACGAGTGGGCGGGCGCGGTGCGCGACTCCTCGCAGGCCCTGGCCTGGCCGCGGGCCGGGGCGACAGATCCGGATGGGCGCGGGTTGACCGGGATACCCCCACGGCTCGTGCGCCTCACCTGCCAGGCGGCCCTCTACCACCTCGAGGAGTCACTCGCAGCGCCGCTGGCGCGCGGCGGAGCGATCAAGCGCGAGAAGGTCGGCCCGCTCGAGGTCGAATACGCCGACGGGGCACCGGCTTCCCGCACGTTCAGCTACCTGGATGACCTGGCCGCGCCACTGCTGAGCTCTTCTGCAGGTGGATACGGCGTGGTCCGGCTGGTGCGCGCATGACGCTCCTGGCGCTTACCCTCTTCGAGTCGCACCCGGAGGTGATCTCCGCGATGGTGTTCATCCTCCAAGTGCTGGTCGCCACTCTCGTGGCCGTCCTGACGGCCTACTTCAAGCGGGAAGTCGAGATGTTGCGGCGTGCGGATGCCGAGGAGCGCTGCGAGCGCAGCGAGCTCGAGAAGCGCGTCCGCTCCGAGATCGCGACCGTCTTCGGCCGGCTCTCCGCCGCCGGGGAGCGCTTCGATCGCGTCGACGCTGCCGCGGCAGATCGCCGCGTGGCCATCGCCGCGCTGGAGGCGCACTACACGGAGATCAGCCGGCGGCTGGATCAGATGGGCTCCGAGCTCCGCGAGCTCAATCGCCTGGTGCGCGAGGTCGTGCACCGGCGGCGCGCCACGGACCACGCGGGCTACGGGGAGTGACGCGATGCCCGGAGCCATGGACAAGACCCTCCGTGCCGCGGCAGTCCGCCTGATCGGACGCTACGGAGCGCCCATCGAGATCCGGCGCCGCGCCGGGGGCGGGTACGACCCGAATACCGGCGCGCTCGCTTCGGGGGGGCAGGTCCTTTCTGCCCCGGTGCTGGGTGTCCTCGAGCGCTTCTCCCCGGCCGAGATCGCAGCCGGAGTGGCGGAAGCTCCGGACGTCAAGGTCCTGCTCGCGGCGGCCAGCGTGGCTTCGCCGCCGCAACGAGGCGACGAGCTGGTGCTCGAAAGCGGGCGTTGTCTGCAGGTGGTGGCCGATCCGGAGCAGCTCTACTCCGGCGCGCAGGCCTGTCTCTACTCCGTGCGAGCGCGAGGCTGACCATGTTTGTCGTGCTCAACCTGCGCGAGTTCGAGGCCGGTCTGGACCGCTGGTTCGAGCGGGAGCTCCCCGAGACGATCTCCAAGATCCAGTTGAAGCTGGCCTTCGACATCTTCGCGGCGCTCGTGCGCCTCTCGCCGGTCGACAGCGGCCGCTACCGCGGCTCCTGGACGATGGCCGAGGGCACCCCCGACGAGGCGACTCTGCCGGAGGCCATGGGACACCGCCCCGGAGATCGGCCGGTCTACGGTCCCGCGAAGGCTGTGGCCATCCGCATCGCCACGACCTGGGCAGCGCTCAACGTGATCTGGCTCGCCAACCACCTGCCCTACGCCGAGAGGCTCGAAGAGGGCCACTCTGGCCAGGCGCCGATCGGAGTCGCGGGGCCGGTCCTCGCCGGCTTCGCGGCGGGCGGGATCTCGCGCGGTCTCATCGACGGAGGGGACCTCTGATGGCCTTCCTCGATGAGCAGAAGGTCGTGCGCCAGGCGCTCGCGAGCTGGAGCTCCACGGCGGTCGACTGGTCCGACTTCAACGGCGGTCGGTTCGCACCTCCGGAGCCGGATCCGGCCGGTGGGGCCTCCGCGAGCTGGATCCGCCCCGCCGTTCGCGTGGCGGATGCGCGGCGCGCCGAGCTCGGCCCCGTGGCGATCCGGCGCACCACCGGCGTCGTGATCGTGCAGGTCTTCGTGCCGATCGGGGCGGGCGATGCGATCGCGGCGTCGCTCGCCGCTTCGGTGGCCGCCATCTTCCGCGACCTCGAGCAGAACGGCATGCAGTTTCTCGAACCGCAACCGCGACCGGTCGGGCCGGAACCCGACGGCGCCTGGTATCAGGTCAACGTTGAAATCCCGTTCCGGCGGGACGAGAGGATCTAGGAGGTCCACATGGGCAGCAGCAACCGGGTGCGCGTGGCCTACGTCGCCGAGAACGACTGGGGCGTAACGCCGGCCACCCCCACTCTCACCACGGTGCGGCGGACCGGGGGGAGCCTGAAGTCTCCCACCGAAACCGTCACCAGCAACGAGATCCGCTCCGATCGCAACCGCGCGACGGTGCAGCGGGTGGGGGTCTCGGCCAACGGCTCGATGGAGTTCGAGCTCAGCTACGGCTCGCACGACGATCTGCTGGCCGCGGCTTTCGCCTCGGCCTGGACGACGGCGATCAACTTCAGCGGTTCGGTCCAGATCACGGCACTGACCGGCACCATCGAAGCGACGGCGGCGTTCACGAACGCCGCCGTGGGGCAGTGGCTCAAGCTCTCGGGCTTCACCAAGCCCGGGAACAACGGCTACTTCCGGGTCGCGACGAAGGATTCCGCGAACAAGATCACGGTCGAGGACCCGGACGACGTCCTCGAGGACGAGACCGACGCCTCGGCGGCGATCACCTCCGGCGGCATGCTCCGCAACGGGACGACGGAGTCGTCGTTCACCATCGAGCAGTCGCACCTCGATCTCGGCTTCTACCTCCAGTTTCTCGGCATGCGCGTCGGCGGAGTGAACCTCTCGATCCCGGCGAGCGGGCTCATCACCGGCAGCTTCGACTTCCAGGGCAAGGAGGCCACGACCTCGGCCGCGTCCATTGCGAACACCCTCACGGCTGCCGGCACCAACCCGGTCTTCAACGGCACCTCGCACTTCGCCGCGCTCACGGTGGGCGGCGCCGCGCTGGCGGACAATCTGACCGAGATCTCCGTGGCGCTCACGAACAACCTGCGGCAGCGGCGGGCGCTCGGTTCGCTCGCTCCAGTCGGCGTGATCTACGGCACGGCGGATGTCACCGGGTCGTTCCGGCTCTACCCGACCGGCAAGACTCTCATCGACAAGTACCTGGACTTCGAGGAGTCCAGCCTGGCGCTGCGCCTCGTGGGCGGGGATGGGAAGAAGAGCTACATCCTCACAATCCCGAAGCTCGTCTTCACGGGCGACCTGCCGGAGACCGGCGGGCTCGATGGCGACGTCACGCTCGATCTGAACTGGACCGCCTACTACGACTCCGGGCTCGACTGCACCATCCAGCTCGATCGCTTCGCGTCGTGATGACTCACCCCGGGGCGCCTCTGGACCGGGGCGCCCCGGGCTTGCTCTGAAAGGAGAGAGCGCATGAAGTTGAAGGCCCGCTACGAGATGGACAAGGCCGCGGAGATCGACGGCCGCTGGGTCGCGTGGGGCGACGGCGCGGAGCTGAAGGTGGCCCGCGCGAACAACCAGAACGCCCAGAAGCTGCGCGAGCGGCTGATGGCGCCCTTCGAGCGCCCGGGCTTCCGCACCCGCAAGGCGAGCGAGGAGGAGCAGGCCGCGATCCTGCGCCAGGTGCTCGCGCACGCCTGCCTGAAGGACTGGCGCGGCGTGGAGCTCACGCCCGAGGAGGTGGACCACCTCGCCGCGGAGTACGGCGTCCAGGTGGCCGACCCGAAGCGCCCGGCCTACACGCCGGAGCTCGGCGTGGCGCTGATGACCCTCTACGAGGACTTCCTGCGCGACGTGCTGACGGTGGCGACGAACGAGGACCTCTTCCGGGCCGAGCAGGTGGAGGAGGACCGGGGAAACTGACCGAGGCGCTCCGCTGGCAGTTGCGGTGGAGTCGCCTGAGCGAGAAGGAGCGCCATGCCGTCGAGGAGCGCCGCCGGGCCGGCAAGACGATCCGCCCCGAGCACGAGCCGCCTGAGATCCCGCCCCACCTGGCGTCGATCTGGGCCGGGTTCTGGGACCTCGACTCCTGCCGCTCGGTGGGCATGGCCGCCGGCCGCATCCCGTACACCGCGATGCTCGCCTGGCTCGACGAGCACGGCGTGGTGGACCCGGAGGCGCGGCTCTGGCATGTCGAGCTCTGGCAGGCGCTCGACGCCGAGGTCCTTCGTGACGTCTCGGATCGCACCACTCCGCCAGCCGGAGAGGAGCCTGCGGTGAGCACCCCCACGACGACGCGCCCGCGCCCGCAGGTGAAGTCGCCTGCGGTCCGGCGCCCGGTGAGGCGGTAGATGGCGACCACCCGCTGGGTCCGCATCGGGATCGACCCGACTGCCGCGAAGCAGGGCGCGAAGCACGTTGAGGCGTCGCTCTCCGCGATCAAGAAGCAGGCCGGAGGGCTGCAGTCCTCGTTCTCGACGCTCCGCGGTGCGTTGTCGACGTTCGCGGCGGTGGGCGTTGGGGTGGTCGCGCGCTCGATCGCCCAGGCCACCGTCCAGATGCAGACGATGCGGAGCACCCTGAACCTGGTCGGCGGGAGCGTCGAGGCCGGAACCAAGGAACTCGCGTTCCTGCGCGAAGAAGCGAACCGGCTCGGGCTCAGTTTGGTGGACTCGGCTACGGCCTACGGGAAGTTCTCCTACGCCGCCAGGGCCGGCGGTCTGTCCGCGGCCGAGACCCGGAAGGTCTTCTCGTCGGTCATGGAGGCGTCGCGCGCGTTCGGCCTCTCGAGCGATCAGGCGTCGGGCGCTCTCCTTGCCATGGAACAGATGATGTCGAAGGGCGTCGTGGCGGCCGAGGAGCTGCGTGGACAGCTCGGCGAGCGCCTCCCTGGCGCGTTCACCATGGCGGCGAAAGCCATGGGGATGACGACGCAGGAGCTCGGCAAGGCGCTCCAGATGGGCGAGGTCTTGGCTGTGGACCTCCTGCCGAAGCTGGCCGACGCGCTTCGCGCCGACCTGAAGGAGGCGGCCGAGGAGGCTGCACAGGGCCTGCAGGCGCAGATGGCGCGGCTCTCAACCGCGTGGTTCGACTTCCGGGCCGTGATCTCCGACTCGGGCGTCGGTGAGGGCTTCGCCCGGCTCGTCGGCACGCTCGCCGAGTGGTTGCAGTGGCTCGCGAGCAACTGGCACGCGGTGATGGCCGCGATCTACGCCTCGTTCCGGGACGCCACGGAGAAGCTCCTCGGGCTCATCAATGCGGCGATCGATGTGCAGCTCCGGGCGGTCCAGGGGCTGTACAGCATGCTGGAGAAGCTGCCCTCGATCATCCCCGGAGTGGAGAAGCAGAAGACCGCCCTGGAAGGCCTCCGAGCGTGGTTCGAGAGCGCCAAGGGGGACTTCTTGCTCACCTACCTGGAGTCCCTCGCTGAGACCTTCGACGAGAAGTACAACGCCGCGCTGGACCGCGCCGCAGAGGCCCTGAAGAGCACCGGGGAGGCGGCGTCGGACGTTCGGCCATCGGTGCAGGGCCTCGGCAAGGATTCGGAGAAAGCGGCGAAAGAGCTCGCGAAGCTCGTCGAGGAGGCCCTCCGCCTCGGCGCCTCGCACAACGAGGTCTTCCGGTGGCAGCGGGAGCTCGAGGACGCGCTCGGGGTCATGGCGAAGCTGGAGGCCGCCGGGCTGGAGAACTCCCGGGCCTGGAACGCGGTCGCCGACGCCATCGTTCAGATCGCCAAGGGCCTCGACGAGGCGCAGCAGGCCGCCTACAAGCTCGCCACGGTGAAGATGGACGACGCCTGGGCGGGGATTACCTCAGGGGAGAAGCACCCGCTCTCGCAGCGCAACGACGAGATCGGGCGCGGGATGCTGGCGGATTTCAAGAGGGCGCACGAGGAGGCCAGCCGGCTCGCCGAGACGCTGGAGCGACAGTTCTCGTCGACCCGCGAGAACTACGAGCAGCGCATGAAGGAGATCGAGCTTGCGAAGGCTGGCGGCCTTTCGGCCTCGGCGGCAGCCGGCGCGGCATCTGCTGCCTGGCACTCTGCCGCTGACGAGATGATCGGGTCGATCGGGGCTGTCTTCGAGCAGCTCTCGCAGACGGCTTCGGGCACCTTCGCGCGGATCGCTGGCTACATCGCCAACCTGGCGCGGTCGATCCAGGGCGCCAATCAGATGGGCGCCGGCGTCTCGGACGCGATGACGAAGATGGGGATGGGGCAGTACGCCGGGGCCGCCGGTGGCGCCGCGACGATGTTCGGCGTCTACATGGCCATCTACCAGCTCGGGAAGCAGATCGTGGCGGACCAGAAGGCGCGGCGCTACTCGGACGGCGGACAGGTCGGCGTCACCCGCGGGCACCTCGACTGGTACGGCGGCTCGACGAAGTACGGCGGGCAGTTCGCCGAGCAGATGAAGGACCTCATCCGCTCGATCGAGGACACGCTCGGCGGCTCCTTCCAGGACCTCGCGAAGATCAGTATCAAGGTCCGGAACGACGGGAAGGACGTCCAGGCCTTCGTCGACGGCATCCTGATCGGGAAGTTCAGCTCAGTCGACGAGGCGATCAAGGCCGCCTTCGGCCGGGCGCTCCGCTCCTCGAAGCTGACCGGCCTCGACGACCTCGTCGCGCAGGGCATCTCGGAGGTCAACTACGGGAACCTCGACGAGGCGCTGGAGAAGCTCTCGGCGCTGCGGGAGATCGCGGAGCTCGACTTCAGCGACGGGCTGACCTCGCTGCTGGAGTCAGTGCGCGGCTTCGAGAAGCTCTGGGCGGTCCTGCAGGAGATGGACAACGCGACCGACGCGGTTGTCGCCGGTTTCGCCAGGATCGCCGCGGCGGAGGCGCAGGCCTGGCAGGCGGCGCGGGACTCGATCACCGGGCGCGAGCGGACGGCCGAGGAGGAGCGGGCCTACCGGGAACAGCAGGCGCAGATCTTCAACGCCGAGCTCGCATTGCGCAAGGCCGAGCTCGAGCTGCGGCGCTGGGAGCTCGCGCAGGAGCTCGATCTCCTCCGCGCCCGGGTCGAGATCGCGCGCGGCCGCGGAGAGCTCGGGCTCTCCGAGGAACGGATCCGCCGGGGTGAGCTGGTGCGACAGGGCGAGGTGCTCGGGGCCGAGCTGTCGATGCGCTCGGACTACCTGCAAGCGCTCGGAGCGCTTGCCCAGGGCGAGGCCAAGATCCGGCAGGCAACCCTCGAGGTCGGGAAGACGGCCGTCGAGGCGCAGATCGAGCTGCTCGAGGCGCAGCTCGCAGCGCTCGACCAGCTCCTTGCGGCATTGCCGACGTCGATCGATCTGGGCGAGATCCGCATCCCGAGCCTGGGCGGGGTGGACGTGTCCGCCGGCGGAGGTGGCGATCCCCTTGGCGACTTCCTGCGCGAGGTGGCCACGCTGTCGCGTTCGCTCCTGCCGCCCGCGGCGCGGCAGCTCGCGGAGCTGAACCTGCAGTTCGAGGAGCTCGTCGCCCGGGCGCTCGAGCTGGGGGTCTCGACCGAAGAGCTCGACCGGATCTACGGCGAGATGCTCGCCGCGCTCCAGGCTGATGCGCGCAAGCCCTGGCAGGACATCCTCGCCGGCAGCGGCCCACAGGCCGAGTTCGACCGGATCATCGCGGCGATGATCGCGGGCTTGCAGGACTACTACGACCTCGGGCTCGACGGGACCGAGGTCATGCGCGCCGCGGGCGTCCAGCTCGCGGCCCTGCGCGATTCGATCCTCTCCTCCCTCTCGCCGACCTACGCGATGCGGATGCAGATCGACGCGACGGCGGAGCAGATCGAGTTCCTGCGGGCCAACCTCGAGGCGCTCGGGATGACTGGCGCCGAGCTCGAGGCGATCCTGGGCGAGCTCCAGATCGGCAACTTCCTGACCCTGGCCGAGCGGATGGCCGGCTACCTGGACGACCAGAACCTCCTCATGGAGCTCGAGCAGATGCGCTGGGAGCTCGAGCGCGCGAACCTCCGGCTTCAGATGGACCTCCTCGCCGAGGCCGGGCTCCTCTCGCAGGAGCAGTACGACCGGCTCCTCGCGATCTGGGAGCGCCTGCCGGAGACGGCGCCGCCGGGATTCGGGAGCGGCGGCGGACGCAGCGGGCGGGGCGGATCGTCGGCGAACAACACCTTCAGCGATGCGGTGGACCGGTTCCGGCGCGCCACCGAGCGCCTGATCGACTTCCAGCGCGACCTCCTCCTGGGCGATCAGTCGGCCCTCTCGCCCGAGGAGAAGTTCCTCGAGGCCCAACGGCAGTACGAGCAGACCTACCAGGCCGCGCTCGGCGGGGACATCGAGGCGCGGGAGCGGTTCGCCGACGTCGCGCGCAACTACCTCGACGCGGCGCGGGACTTCTTCGCCAGCTCCGAGAGCTACGCCTTGATCTTCGAGCAGATCCGCCGAGCGCTGGAGGTCCTGATCGGGATGAGCCCGCCGCAGGGCGGATCTGGTGCGAGCGGGCCGGCCTCCGGCGGGTTGCCCCGAGGTGCCACGACGCTGCCGGGCGGAGTGCCCTGGTGGCTCGCCGGGGGATATCCAGCCGGCGGCGGCGGAGCGGGCGCGGGCAGCACTCCGGCCTCGCCTGGCGTCGGGCGGCTGGAGGATGAGATCCGCAACAGCGGGCAGTCGCAGGCGCGGGGCACGGAGCTGCTCCGGCGCGAGCTCGAGACCATGCGCGAGTCCCAGGCAGAGCAGCTGGGCGAGATCCGCCGCCTGAACACGACGTTGACGCGCCGGGAGGCTCAGGCGCCACGAAGGAGTAGCGCGGCATGATCCCTGGAGTCACGGCGATTGGCGAGGTGGCGATCAGCGAGCTGCCCTTCGCGTATTCGCAGGCGCACCCCAACCCGCTGACCGCGGTGCTGGCCGATCCTTCGGCGGAGCTGATCTATGCCCTGGAGGCCGATGCGCTGCCCGCCGAGAGGCAGTGGCTGCGGTTCACGCATGACGGCGGAATCGGCACCGTAACGTCCGGCCTCCTTGACCCTCTGACAGATGGCAGTTACTCGGTGTCCGTGCGCTTCCGGCTGAACAAGATCGTCCCAAAGACCTGGCAGATGCTCGGCCCTCATGCGTCTGCTGCGCTCTCCCCGACCGCGCCCGTGACGTTTCGCATTGCCTCCGGCACGACGCAGCTGGAGTGGGATGGCGGGGGGGACCTAGTGATCCCGATGGGCGAGCTGGAGCTCGGGCGCTGGTACGTTGTGACGGCCTCGAACCTCAGGGTCGAGGAGGGGGTGTTCCGCGTCAACACGTACGTGAACGGCGCCCCGGCGGGCTCTGATTCTGGATACGGGTCCGATCCCCCCCCTCTTGAAGGCATCTCGTGGGGATCGCAGACGTCAGCCTATTCAGGCCCGAATGAGGCTCCCTGCTACGCGGACGTCGCGCGCACCCGGGTCTGGCGCACCGCGCTTTCTCCGGCCGAAGCTCTGGCCGACGCGCTCGGCGAGGAAGTACTCCCGGACGAGCTGATCCATGCGAGCGACTGGAGTGACGGGGAGGGCCCCTTCGTCTCTTGCACCGTGGGGCCTCCGATGACCCGTTCTCTGTTGGGCACGGAGTGGGGGGCAGAAACGACGGGGGGCGAGACGATCTATCTGGCGTCTCGCGACTACCGCACGGGAGCCGAGGACACGCCGGCGCACACGCAGTTCCCTGCGCGCCTGTCGGTCCCCTACTCGGCGGAGTCCTCCATCCTGGAGAACGGTACGCCCACCGCGGGCGGGTCGGCCTCCCTGGGAGTCGTCGAGATCGTGAACACGGACGGCGCCTGCGACAACCTGGCGGCCTCCTCCTGGTACGGGCGGCGCCTCGAGATCAAGGTCGGGACGCGAGCGATCCCGTACCAGGAGTGGGCGACGGTGTTTCGGGGTGCGGCCGAGGGGCTCTCCTGGGGTTACGACCGGCTCACCCTCGCGCTGCGCGCTCCTTCCGCTGGCCTTGCCATCCCGGCCCAGACCGCGCGCTATGACGGGCGTGGGGCCTGCCTGCGCTTCGACGGGGTGGACGACTACGCCACCGGCTCGCTGGCTGCCGGTTTCCTGGGCTCTCGCACCTTCGAGGCGTGGGTCCGCCCGCTGGGTTGCTGGCGAGAAGGGACCGGGCAGCTCGTTGGCACCGGTGGGTATACGGCCGCCGGATCGTTGTACTGCTACCTCTTCCACAATGGCAAGTTCGGCGCTCGTCTCGTGAAGTCCGCACTCGATGTGGGAGTCGCTACGAACGGCGGACAGGCCGTCCTGGGCCGCTGGCACCACGTTGCCGTCGTCTACGACGAAGCGGCGGGTTCTCTCGTGGTCTATCAGGACGGGCAGCCCGTAGCGTCTATCGAGG